AGCAAGCCGGTATGCCCAGCCCCACAGAGCACGACTAGTGGGGCGCCATCAAACTTTAGAGCGTCATGGGAAATGCGGCGGACGTTGTGGTCTGGTCATTTCATCACCCCGCTCCTGTAACCGCATAAAACAGGAGCCGCTCTATGTATTTTGAAACCGAACAACACCGCGAGGTCGAAGCGCGCATGCTGCAGGAGGTCGCCGACAAATACGGCTACACGATCGAGCGCTGCAGCAAGGCGTATCCGGTGGACGCCGTTTTCATGCGCAACGGCGTGGCCAAACACCTTGTCGAAGCGCGCCGCCGCTACAACTCGAAGAACAAATATCCGACGTTTAAGTGGAGCCTGCAGAAATACGTCCACGTTGCGCAGTTTAGCGACGTGATACCGACAACACTAATTGTCGAGTGGGACGAAGGAATTTACCAAGTGCCGATTACGCGCAAAAAATATCCTGTCGGCTTTTTCAAGCGACCGTTGGGACGCTGCGCGGCGGACAGTGAGCCATGCGTGGAGATTCCTGTGTCCGAATTCACAGCAATGATCGAAAGGGGCGCCAATGTTTAACACTTTGCCGGACAGCGCGGCTACACGGATGAGCGCCATGGACTGGAGTATTCCGGTCGGCGCCACATCGATCTCGGGAGGCATCCACGGCTTATTCGCACGCATGCAGCTAAAATGCATGCCCCACTGGGGCCACAAGATTGGCAACCCGCGCGTTGAAAAGGTGCTGCAGCACCGTCTCCGGCACTTCTTTGGCGGGGTGATGAAAGCGGCAGACATGAAATCTGTTCAGCTAGGTTCGTCCCGACGTGGTATCGCCCAGCCCCGCCAAAACAAAGGTGCCGCATCGCTGACAAAAGCCCATGGGGCTTTTCGCAAGATAGGCGAAGCGGTCATGGCTTCTGAACCGGACGCATGTGCCGGTGTAGGAAGCCCTCCGGCAGGGAACGCTAACCATCACCGGCTCCAACGTGCGTCTGGGCACTGAAATGCCGGTGGCCCTGTCTTTTTTTGAGATGAGCGAAACAAAGCTAACCGAAATGTTTAAGACCCCTATCAACGGAGTGGACGGCAACAAGTATTGGGTGCCGGTAGACTTTTCTCGCAAACTTGAGCGCATCCTCCGCAAGTCCCGCCGCCAAGTTAAAGACTTAACCGTCCGAGCGCAGAAGGCTGAAGCCGAGGCAAGAAATTACAGAAGGGCACTGACAGTTGTGCATGACGAACTGCTGCGAGGGCATGATGACATTACTTTGCTCAATATGCTTGAGGCTGGATACAGGGGAACGCTTTTCAATGACTGACACGCCAGAAACAGACAAACATCCCCTATGGCACGGAGAGCCTGCTGTTCACATTGATTTCGCGCGCAAGATGGAGCGCGAGCGCAACAAGGCGCGGCACGAACTCAAAGGGGCTTGGGAAGAAGTAGCCGAAGCCTGCAACGACTGGCTCGACAGCATCGTTCAAGAGGCGTCGCTGGAATTTATCAAGGGAATCCGCGATTACGCCGAGAAAAGGGCGTCAGAATCATGATTAGCTGGTCACCATATCCAATGCGCGCCGAAGTCGCCGGTGTCGGCACCGCGTGGCTGCTTTACGTCCAGCCGCAGGGCGGCATGGCGAACGACATCTGGACGTTCGTGCCGGAATCCACCGGTCAACCGTTACACGTCCGCAGCGACCAGTTCCATTTTTCTGAGAATCCGACTTTAGACATAGCAACTTTGGGCGCTGACACGGCTTAACAAATCGGTTCTGGGAGGGACCGCGCGTCAACCAGTCAGCGCCCATTACATTTTAGAGGGGAGAGCGCAGCGGAGTCTGCGCAGAGGGAGTGAACGAGCAGAAACAACGGTTTCAGCCGACCGAGCACCCTGTAATGAAGATCGACACCGATCTTTTGAGCAGGTTAGGGCCGGAGGAAGGCTGGCAATATCTCAAAACGAGGGAAGAGCTGATCGCGCGCGAGGCGAGCGATCCGTTCCGCTTTGGTTATGTCCCGCCGCTGTGGAAAAAGGCCAGCGAACTCCTCGATAAACACCGAGAGCTGCTCGTCATGGGCGGAAACAGAAGCGGAAAAACGGAGTGGGCGGCGAAGGAAGTCATCAAATTGATGCACAGCAAGGCCGGAGCTGTCGTCTGGTGCTTCGCCGAGACCTCCGCGACCAGCATCGAGTCGCAGCAGCCGCGCCTGTGGAAATTTATGCCCCCTGAGTGGCGCAATGCGCGCAAAAGTCAGGTCACAAACATCAGCTACACGGTCAAAAACGGCTTCTCGGAGGCCAAATTCGTGGCACCCAACGGTTCGATCTGCTGCTTTAAAAATTACGCGCAAGATTTGAGTGTCATAGAAGGCGCGGAGCTGGACATGGCATGGTGCGACGAGCTGGTCGGTCTAGATCTGCTCGAAACGCTGCGATTCCGGCTTGTAGACCGCAACGGCAAGCTGGCGGTGACGTTCACGCCGGTCCAAGGCTACAGTCCGACCGTCGCGTCCTACTTGAACGGAGCAAAAACGGTCGAGGACGCCGACGCCGAGCTGCTGCCGAAGCGCGCGGAGAAGGACGGCGAGCAAATCATTACCGGATACGAGAAAGTCCCGATCCTGCAGATGAGCACGCGCAACCGGCCGGTGCTCTACTTTCATACGCGCGCCAATCCATGGGCCGGATGGTCTCGTATGCGCAAGGAGCTGCAGAATGAGACCCGCGAGCGGATACTTTGTCGCGCCTATGGCGTGCCGACCAAGGCCATCTCCGGCCGCTTCCCATTATTCAACGAGAAGGTCCACGTCATCAGGCACAGCGACGTGCCGGAGGGCACGCGGTATCACTGGGTCGATCCGGCCAGCGGCAGAAACTGGTTTCAGCTCTGGTCCGTCCACGACTCGGCCGGTCGCTGCATAATTTACCGCGAATGGCCAAGCATGGACGACTACATCCCATCGATCGGATATGCCGGAGAGTGGGCGCTGCCGGACGGCAAGAAGATGGACGGCAAGGCGGGACCGGCGCAGAGCGATTTCGGCTTTGGCTTGGAGCGATACGTCGAGGAGATCAAGCGCGTCGAGAACGGCGAGAAGATCTTCGAGAGATACATGGACAGCCGCTTTGGCAACGCGCCAACGCTCGCGCGCGAGATGCCGACGACTCTGATCGATGAGATGGGCGAGCTGGGCGTGGACTTCCTCGCCGCACCGGCCGACTCGATTGACGAAGGTGTCGCCATGGTCAACTCCATGCTGCACTACAACAACGAGCAGCCCATCAGCGCGCTCAACCAGCCAAAGCTCTACATCTCCGAGCGTTGCAAGAACACGATCTATGCGCTGGCGACCTATACCGGAGCGGACGGCAAGAAGGGCGCGACGAAAGATCCGGTTGACTGCGTGAAATTTATCGCGCTCTCCGGCGCAGGAAACGTGGACGGCGAGACGCTCATGTCCCGCGGAGGAGGAAGCTACTAGTGGCTCCCACTGGCATAGTTCCCCCGCCCCCGCGCGCAAGGCCATGGCGCGGCCGCAGCAAGGAGCCGCCGCGCTGTGGCGTGTGTTCTAAGCGGCTTCGTATCGAGGACATCCACGGGGTGGACGAACAGCTCGGCCCCATCTGCCGCGAGTGCGGCCCGCATGTCGTGGCCGCCAACAACGTCATGTATCCCTTCTGGATATAACCATTCGCCATTCGCAAACAGCAAACACTCTATGTTCACAAAAACCAAAACCATACCGGTGGACCGCTATGCCGTGTCCGACAACTACGACCCAAAAGGCGCCCTTGCCTTCAGCCGCGAGCAGGCGCCCAATGCCTACTTGGCTGTGATGACGGAGCTGCAGGACCGCATTGCCGACGCCGTCACGTTGTGCAGCACGATGGCAACCTCGAAGGAGGGCGGATATCTCGCACACGCCGCCGGTCAGCTCTGCGCGCTGCAAGAACTGTGGGACGCGCTCGAAGCGCGCCGCGCGGAGTCGCATCGCGTGGAGTAGCTTTTGCGCCGTAGTCCAAGCGTGATTTGGGTTTCAGCAGCCAGTGTAAGCATGCGGCGACACTATGCCCGCGCAGTGCAGCGTGAAGTGAGCATTCCGGCTTCTTAAAATACTACTGGACATCCGTTCAGTATTACCGAATACTAGATATATCAACGTGGAGTCGCGCCCTCATGGCGCACAGGTGTTGATCGGACTGAGCGACGAACGCTCTGGCACCATCTTGGGAGGTTTAGACCATGGCGGAAGGGAAAGTGGCGTCGAACGACGCTGATGTAGATGTAGTTTCACTAGCTATTCAGGAGCTTTCTGGCGGCATGCCGGAACAGAAACTGGAAGAAGTGAAGTCGGCTGACGAAGCCGAAGATCTTTTACAAGACGAGACAAACGAAGAGGAGACCGAGGAGAACACCGAGGAAGCCTCCGAAGAGGACAGCACAGAAGAGTCTGGCGACTCGGAAGATTCCGAGGACAGCGAAGACGAGGAAGGCGAAGCGCCATCACCGGACAATGTCCAGAAGCGCATAAATAAACTGACGGCGCAAAAGAAGGCCGCAGCCGAAGAAGCCGCCACCGTCAAATCGCAATACGAAGAAGCGCAAAAGCGCCTTCAAGAGCTGGAGGCTCAGGTCAATGAGGCTTCGCGCCCGATCCTGCAGCCTAGCGCGGAGAACCCGCTCGCCGATGTCGATACCGCCGAAGCGCTTGATGCGAAAATCAAGAGCGCTCAGGAGGTTCGCCGCTGGGCATTAAAAAACAGC